TCATAAATTGATCTTGAAACAAAGTTTAACGAGTAGATAATTTTCTCTGCATTCATAATTTTTAGTTTACTTGTTGATAGTTAAGTTTTTACATATCGTATTTATTAACATTAACCCCGTAATTATTAGTGTATTACAGTAATAAAGTCGTTATTTGTGTATGTAACTTATACAAATATATATACACTGTATGTAAAAAACAAATATTTACATACAATTTAAACTAAATAAATCTCAAGTAGTTGATTTACAGTAATATAGAAATAAAGAGAATTCGTAAAAATAATGGCTTAACTCAGAAAAGTTTTGCGAATTCATTAGGTGTTACCATTAATTCTGTTCAAAAATGGGAAAGCGGAGATAGAACACCAACAAAAGAAATGTGGTTTTTTATAAGATCATTATACAATATTGATATTAGTGATGAAAAAAAACCAAAAGAGGAGTTTAAAGGATCTTTTAAAAATTATAATGTAGAAAAGAAATTAAATGTAATGTATGAGGTGCTGGGAACACTTGTAGAGAATACAAAAGATTTAAAAGAGCAAGTAAACCATAATGAAAAAATTCTGTCTCGTACCATTAGAAACCAATTAGAACACAATCTCGAATCGCAAAAAGAAATACAAAAAATAAAGAAAGATAAATCAGTAAGAAGGTTAACCTAATAATCTTAATTTATGAGTATAATCCATACCATAAGTCACTACACCATGTAAAAGAATTAATTTATCGTTGGATTTAATACTAATACATCTCTCTAATAAATTACGATGTTCAATTACGACATCTCTATAATTTATGAAATCAGTTTCGGCGTGATGATAACCAAGATATAAAGACTGATAAAAATTAATGAAGTTACTAAACATGAGTTTATCATTAGAATTTAAATGTCTTTTATAGCTCTGTAAAGATTTTAATAATTCATCAATACCCCCAGCGTTATCAATTATTGAAATAAGATTTTTTTGTAATGGGGATTGTTTGTGCATTTATTATATTTATTAAGTCTAAATATACATAGATTAATACGTTTAAAAAAGTAATAAAAGTTAAATAATAAAAAGTAAAACAAAAAGTAAAACATTGATATTAAAAGTAAGAAATTAAGTTATTGATAATCAGTTAATTAACTTTTTAAACCATTAATTTTTAGGATTCATAACCCTGAGGTCACGGGTTCAAATCCCGTTCTCGCTACATTGTAAAGATCTAAAAAACAACGGTTTAAGAAATTTTAAATCGTTTTTTTTATGTTCAAAAATAAAAAGTACAACAAAAAGTACAACATTTTAAAACTTAACTTTATGCCTAAAAATTACTCTATTGGTCTTTATACGGGAGGAGTCGAAATAGATAAATGGGATTCTTTGACAAAGCAAGAAAAAACGAAATCACTTAAAAAAAGCTGGTTTTTGTTTTGGAGATTCCGTAATCCAGAAACGGGAAAGCTCGAAAGACAAAAAAATCATAAAGGAGGAGTAAACTATTTAAAAAATAAAACTGATAGATTAAAAGCATTGCTTCAATTAAAAAAGGTTATGATAATGTGTATAAATGAAGGCTATTCTCCTTATAATGAAAAAGATGTAATTAGTTTTGGAGAAGAGCAAGAAGAAAAAATTAATTCAGTAAGTGAGGCTTTTAATCTGGCTTTAGAGCAAATTAAATTAACTGTTTCTATTAGTACATATAATGACTATAAAAAAACTGCTTTAAACTTTCAAAAATTCTTAGGAAAAGAAAACCAACGGAAAGATTTACGTCTTTTAAATAAAAAGATTGTAATTAAATACCTTAATGAAGTTTTAAAAAAGACCTCCGCCAGAACCCGCAACAATTATAAAGCAGATTTATCCGCTCTTTTTTCTGTTATGGAAAAGAAATTATTATTAATTGATTATAACTTTGTAAAGAATATTGAGAAAGAAAGAACTTTAGAAAAGAGAAATAGAACATTATCGAATAAACAATTAAAAGAAATAACTGATTTTTTAAGAGAAAATGATCCTTTACTCCTATTAGTAGTAAAATTCGTTTCTTATAATTTTTTACGACCTATTGAAGTTTGTAGGCTAAAGTTAAAAGATTTAAACTTAGATGATGCTCTATTATATTACCAAGCAAAAAACAAACCTTTAAAAACGAAACGTATTCCTTCTATATTATTGAATGATTTAAAGAAAATGAATTTAGATAATTATAATCATGATTGTAATTTAATAACTCCTTCGGGGATTCCTTCTATTTGGGATGCAACCGACCAACAAAGAAGGTCTACAATTACACGAAGATTTACCCGTTTAAAAGTAAAGATGGCTGAGGCGGGAATTAATTTAGAAAAAGGAGATAATATATATTCTTTCCGTCATTCTTATATTACTAACCTATTTAGACATTTAAGAACACAAGAAAATTTATCTTTTAATGAGGCAATAAAACAACTTATGCCGATAACGGGACACGATAGCGAGAGCGGTTTAATGAACTACATTCATAAGATAGACGCGGATATTCCGAAAGATTGGTCTGAGAAGATTGATATTGTTATTTAAGACCTTTCGATCTCTGTTTTAACTATTCTATAAGAATCGTTTTCAAATTCGGTGTTTCCTTTTCGTCCGAAATGAGTGTAAAAATTATCAACTTTTAAATCTACTGAAATACAAAGAGCCTTTATACTTCCAAAGACTTTTAAAATATTTGTTTGCTTGTTTAAATAAATATATGGCATATTTTAAATTTAATGGGGTTTTTACTTTTTTAATTCCTTTAATATTAATTTGTTCTGTTTTAAAATTGTCTTTTTTATCTTTATAACTTTTATACAATATATCTTTCCAATCTTCCATAAATTTAATCGGGTTTTTACACCCCCTTTAGTTATTTAACTTATTAACCATTCTTTACATTCTTTTAATGTAGACGACATAAATGGTCTATATACGCAATTAGTATTTAATCCGAATACAACACTCCAAACTTGATTTAATTTAACATCGTAAGGTTGATATATTAAATTCCCTTCAATTTCTTTACCAGTTAAATTATCTATTCCTTTAAATTTATAATTACCTTTTATTATTTTAGTGATTTTCATAATATATTTGTTTTGTTCTGTCTTATTTACACTACAAATATATAAATTATATTTGTATTACACAAGTAAAATTACAATTATTTTTAAAATATTTGTAAAATATTAAATAAAATGAGGTTTTTACACTAAAAAGGGATGCTCTGGTTTGCTCCGCAACGACCAAGTTTAAAAAGCTAACAGTTACACCCCTTTTAAAATAAAGTTATTTTTAAAAATTAAATAAAGTTTGGTTTTAAGTAGTTATTTAATCCTTTAAAAGACTCGTTTACAAAGCCTCTTCTCCCTAATTTAAAGTTATTCTTGATCCAATTTGAAGACGGAGAAAGTGCGGGATAGTTAAAATAAAAGAAATCATCACTTGAACACATGTCAAATAATGCTTGGTGTGAGTCTCCTTTTTTAAATATAACTAAATCAGCTTTTTTATAGATTGAGTTTTGTTTACAGTACTGATCTATTTTTTCAGCACCTTTTAAATCTAAGGTAGGTTTAAACCCGAATTTTAAACTCTTATCATCTTTACCATGTGAGATTATAAAACAGATATCCCCCACGTAGTAATGATTTATAAATTTTCTGTGATTGGTAACCTTTACATTTTTAAACTGTAATTCAGCTATCTGCTTAAACGCTTGGTTTACAAAGTACCCAAATGCCCCCGCATGATTATCATTACAAATATTATTAAAATGAATCTCATCGTAATAATTTATTAAACCATGTAAAATTCTTAATCTAAACTCTAAAGCATTATCGAAACTTTGTTCGTTTGTCATGTTCTGAGGCAATGAATGTCCTCCTCTGGTAGTTTGAGCGTTAAACCCATCTAACAAATCCCCTAATTCGTCTATATATAGTATGGTACTTTCTTTCTCTTCTAAAGTTTTAGAGATTATAATATCTGCAGATTTAAAAAGCTCGTCTTTATTCCAAGTATTTTGATACATTGTATTTTTATCTGCATCTGTATCCATTCCTACATGAACATCTGTAATCGTTAAAGAGTCGAAATCTTTTGTAGAGTTAAAATATGGTATTTGTTTTTGCTCAATTGGAACAATGTACTTATTAATTATTTTAGTAAAATCGAAACTATCTACAACCTTACCAATATTTTCTTTTTTCGGTGCATATTGTACCCATTGCTGACCCGTAGTTTTTGAAGTAGAAACCTTTATAACCTCAAAGTTTTCTGGGATACCTATTGGCTTGGCTTGTAGCTTTTCAACACTTGATAAAATATTGCCATTTTTATCAAACTTCTTTAAGGTTTCAACAAACTTTCTTTTTCTGGGTTTTATTCTTTTACTTAAAACAAGCTCCCAATCATCTTCTTTTATAACATAACGAGCGCTTGAACGCCCATACTCATTCTCTTTAACTTCTAAATTTAATAAACTTGCTTCTTTGCTTGTTAATCTTTTTCTAAGCTTCAAATTTTATTTTTTAATAATTACCTTACTTGCTATCTTTTCAGCACTTCGACCAATAACATAGCCTCCGATACCTAATTGTAACAAGTTCCAGAATTCATCTTCTAAAGGCGGAATAGGTAATCCGAATAAGGGTGCTATAAATTTTACATAAATAACAATAAACCCAAAAGCTAACATTAATATAGGTCTCCAGCTTCTTTGTAACGAATTCCCATTAGCCTCTGCTAAAATTACTTCTGTTTGTAGCTTTTGTAATTGTAGTTGTTGCTCTTTAAGTACTTTAAGCATTTCATTTTTTGCGTGTAAACGCTCTTCGTCCGTAGTAAATAAATTATCAATTACTTTTGATATTTCTCCGATTACTCCAGAACTAAACCAATTTAATATTTTATTCATTCCCCCATCTTACTTGAAACTGAAAGAAAAATAAAAACACATTAATCTCTGAATAATCAAATTCTTTATCTGGTTGATAAAATTGCCAACCGCACATCATAGAATTTGGTACTAATATTATTAAATTTATCTCGCTCATATTTATTTTTAAATTACCAACGTGCTTTTTTTCTTCTTATATCATAGTGACAAAAAGTTGCGTATGCAGATAATCCCCCTTGCAATAACTCCCCTTCATTAATTAGTAAATCAATTAATTCAAATGTTTCTTGAGGTGTTACTCCTTCTATAACAATATCTGAGGCTTTACCTAATTTATGCTGACTATTTTTCGAGCCTTTTACAACGTTATCGTTATAATCTGGACAACGATAACCGCTATTTATTTTGATTTGATTACCTATGATATTTCTTAAAAATTGTAATTGATTTGCTAACTTCTGTATATTGTAAAAAACCTCTTCTGGCATCTCGCATCCACAATTACAAGTAAATTCTGATTTACTAAAGTTTTTGCTTATCTTCAATTTTTATTCTTTTTAATCCTATAATTTTTAAAATAGTGTAAACAATAGAGACAACTAAAAGAGTTAATTTTAGCCATTGCTCAACATTACTAAAACTGACTGTAAAAGTTAGAAAATTTATAAACGCTATTTTAATATCTTGCATTTCCACAATTAGAATTTATATTCTTGATAGTCTAATCCCATAAATTGGTGTACTCCTTCGCCCGTTGGTATATCTACGGATTTAGCTCCCCATCCCGTTGGATCAGTATCTAAGTCATACCAAACCGCATCAACACAATATTTTTTAGATAAAACTGCGGGATGTTCTTTGCCCTCATCATCGATATAAGCCTCTTCTAAAATGATATGCCCTAATTCTACGATAGCAAATTTGAACTTTGGAATTTTGTTCCCTTCGTCATCTTCTGTAAAAAGAGCGTTGTATTTAGTATCAAACGTTTTCTTGCTTGTAAACTCGTATTTTGCAATGTTAAATTTCATAATTTTATTTATTATATTGTTGTTAATGCTTGTAATTCGCTATTTGATAACCTTGTGTTATAAAGTTTTAAATCATTTGATAAACAATCACTCGGTCCGATGGCGGTATTCCCTAATTGTATTCTATTTGTAGCTGGAACTGTGCAAGATGTATCGGTAGTACCTATTTGAATAGCATCAATAAAAAGTGCAGTATTATTATTAGCATAACCCATTGCCATTTTATGCACTCCTTTTGTAATATTTGTTTTAGTAAATGATGCTTGTAATACTCCACTTAAATAAATTTCTCCAACTAAATTACCAGTTGCACTTTTTGAAAAATAAATAGTATTACCAAAACTACCAGCATCTATATTTAAAATATTTTCATTTGCAGTTGCAACAGTTGTTTTTACATTTATTTCCCAATATACAGTACCCTCTGTTTGTCCTATAACACCGCTTATAGGTATTTGACCACAAGATTCAGCTAACCGTGTAACTCCCGCCGATTCGCCATAATTAGGCATGTAACTTGTAGCGTAAGATTTTTGTTCTAATTGCGCTCCGAATATGTAGACTCCCGAAGTTCCGTTTCCTTGATAAGAATCGCTTACCCCATCTAAAGATGAATAAACACATAATCTTTCAGATTGCGTACCAACTCTATTTCCATTTATAGAGCATTTATACCATCCGTTTCCATAATTTTTAATATCAGCCGTAAAACCACTACTTACAGAAACAACAACACCATTTTGTAAATCGAAAAAAGCTCCGACAAGATTATTATTAACAAGTCGTATAAAATTTCTTTCACCTTTTTTTGCAAAAACTGAATTAGAAAAATCTCCGTTTATACTTATAGCGGGGGAATTTAAAAATCTATGATTTCCATTACTCGTATCCTCAACCAACTTAAAAGCACCTAAAGGACTATCTGCACTTGGCGAGGCGAAACCTGAAACTTCTTTTACTGAAATGTTGTCTATTGAGCCTATGAATGAAGCATCTGAACCTAATATATACAAGGTTGAATTACCAAGAAAAACAGCTTGGAAAGTATATGTTCCGCTTTCTGTAAAAGTTTTATTTAATCCCGAAGGTCCGATTGATAATTTAATTCCTCCTACTGAAATTGTAGTTGTAAATGTAATCTCGCAAAGAGTTTCTAAAGGGATACCAATTACTTGTGATAATTGACCAACACCACCTGATTGACTTGCAACACCTGAACCAATTGTCCAACCTGTTCCTTTTGTCCAATCTGTATCTGTTGCAAAATCTCCATTTACAACCTTTTCCGTTCCCGATGTACTCGGGTCTCCTTGAATAGTCGTACCAGTCTTTGTCCAATAACTTTGACCAAACGCTTCTGAATATTGTATTTTATTCGTAGACTGAGGCTCTAATAACATAGCACCTTTAGTATTCCCTAAATAGTCCACTCTTGGAATTCCGTTTTCTACCTTTTCAATTAATCCCGCTTTGTTTATTCTTGTAGCGGTTGAAGATCTTGAGGTCGTAAAAGGTAAAGGTTTGAAATTTGCATTCTCATCATTATAAGCAAGAATAGAATCCTTTTTTGCTCCCCATTTACCATCACCAAATTTTAATGTATTTGCCATATTAGTATATTGTATAATTAAGTGCTAATGCCATAGCGTTGAATGAAGTAAAACTTGTTAATGTTTCTATTTCTAAATCTGTTAAAGCGGTGTTGTAAACTCTTAGGTCTTTTGTTTTTCCAAAAAATGGAAACCCACCACCACCATAACTTGCGTTTATTTGATTAAGTCCCGAAAGAGATATTGCATTCGTATTTACTGCAACTTTCAAACCATTTACCCATAAAGCAATATCATTTGATTTATATTTTATAATTAATTTATTAAAGTTTGCTTGCTCTAAAAAAGACATTCCATAATTTAAAATTTTTACTCCCGACGAACTAAATATATCAACTACAATGCCCGAGTTTGCATAATACATACTTACCGCGTTACTGTTTGAGCCATTACTTAAACTCCATATACTCGACCCCGTTTGCCCTTGGTTTAATCTTGAAATTTCAAGATAAAAAACACCCTCTGAATCGTTTATATAAGCGCTAACCCCCGTATTATTAGCAGTTTCTGTATTTCGTGTTACACTTGTTCCCGTAGTTGGTATGTACGAAGAACTAAATACCGAACTCGGTTCATTTTGCACCCCATAAATCAAAATACTTTCGTTCCCCGTTGGGTCACGTATTCCGTAATTAACAACAGAACCACTTGTAACGTTTAACGTAAACCTAAGCCATCCGTTACCATAGCTAATTCCGTCGGTTGCAGTTGCGCTTCCCGATAATTGGCTCAATGTACCATCTTTATTCCAACGAGCATTCCCAACACCATCCACAGAAATGAAAAATTTTCCCGTATTCAAATTCACATCCTTAGCGAAAAATGATAATGAACCCGTAGTAATTCCCGTCCTATAAATAACCCCCGATACTGATACTGACGTTGTCAATTTATCAGCATTTAAACTCCCGTCGGGTGAAATTCCTAAATTTGCGATAATACTACAATTCGATTTAGACCAATAAGCATTGTCTATTTCTTGAGAATAATTAACGCTATTAGTTCTTTGAGGCTCTAAAAGTAAACTCGGACATCCCGAATCTGTATAATCTATTCTTGGAATGTTAGAGCCTACACCCTCTATTAATTTATCTTTGTTTATTCTTGTCGCAGTTCCCGTCCGTCCAAAAGTAAAATCACCACTACCATCTGAAGGTAATACTGAATAGACTTTATTCGTTCCGTATCCACTCGGAATTAATGCTATTGTTGGTTTAGTTGCCATAATTAATTAAAATTTGTTGTTATTCCTATATGGAAAATATCATCTGAAACGCATTTCTTTGCTTCTAAAACTCCACTATCTGCAATGATTCTATCTTGCATCTTAAATTGACTACCAAATAAATCTGGTTTACTTCCTACTGATCCCGCAGTATCTAAAGAGTTACCCCACCAAGTACTATTATAAATCTCGTTTGCCATGTTATTTTTTACTTTTTACTTTGGTTAAATACGTTTTTAAACGATTTATATTAATTTGTTTTGGTTTATATGTTGCACTCATTATAAAACCCAGCCAGAAGGATTAGTATTTTTGTTTGGATCAACATCCGCCCCCGAATTATTCGTATATTCTGGAAACAAATTGTTATTAAAACACATATAATCTACAAATCGTCTCGTATAATATTCCGCAAAATCTCTTTCTTTTTGTACTAAATAATCAACATCGTCTTTACTAACAGTCTCAGAGTTTTCCGAAGTACCTTTAAAAATTCCTCCAGATTTAATTCTAAATGCTGAAAATGGTAAAAATTCAACCATTGCGAAGTGGATTAAAAGGGGCTGTATATAATCGACAACAAGGGATAAATAATTCCCCGTTAAACCATCAACGCTAATTATATCCGCAGATATTTTATCGTATAATTTTGAACCTAAAAAAGATTTTACATGAATTTCTTGTGCGATTTTCACATATTGAATAAAAAGATCAGTATCGGTACTACCAGATATGATACTATTCTTTACTAAATCCGTTCTACTAATAAATAATGCAGTTGCCATATTATCTTTTATTTACAAATCCGTTATTAGGCATGTCAACGGGTCTTTTAGACACATCTTTTGCGTTTATTTCGGGTTTAAATCCTTCTTTTTTTGCTTTATTTACGCTAATTGTAGGCACTAATGGAGAATTTATATCAATGCTTTTACCTTTTTGCATATATGTTTTTCGCATCCAATAATGATGACAATCCCCGCCTCCTTTATAAAGCCAAATTGAATAGGTATCAGCACCATCTAAACCCCAACCAGAGTTTACCGCTTTACTTCCCATCATAATAATGTCTTCTTTACGATATATCTTTTTTGCACTAACCATTTTACTGCAAAAATCTCTTGTATTTTCTCCAGAAACTAAAGGAGCATATTGATAACGTACTTTAAACTTAACACCCTCAGCATTTTCCCCATCTTGAGAACTCTTTGCGTTTGGTCTTGCAGTTCCCGTAGTTGCAAAATTGTATATTTTAGACAGTAAACTCTGTTTTTTAGTGTTTAACTCTTGTACTTGATCATCTAATTCATCTTCTGAATCGTAATCAACTTGTCTTTCGTCTATTAACTCCCAATTAGTTAAGTCCTCATCCTCTCCGTATTGCTCTAAATCAGAAAAGGCTTTACTTAGTTTCACTCCCGTTTCTTCTTCTCTTGTTTCCTTATCTTTTACGTTCTCTAAGTCTAAGAATTGAAGAGGTTGTAAGGTCTTAAAGTATAGGTTTAAAGCAATCCCATTAAAAGCAAGAACCCTATCAAAAGCATCAATTAAAAGGTCTTGAAAAGGTGCTATTACAATATTTTGCATTAAAATAGATGCGTTCTCTAATTCTTCAGCATTATTCCCAAATCCCGTAGAATCTTTAATCCCCAATAACATCGGAGAAACAATTCTGTGAGAAATCATAATCTTTTTTTGTGATTCGTCTGCTATTTGCTGATATAAATTATGTGCATCACTTAACTGTATCGGTGTAATCTCAGAAGATGATTCTTTTGAATCTGAGAAACTCAAAATTATTCGTCCAGCATTGGAAGTCCCGCCAAATTTAGATAGTATCTTGCTTTCAATTAAACGTTGTGCTTCTTCGTCTGGAACTCCGTTATTCATCGAGATTAACATACTCGGAGTCATGGAATTTTTTACATTGTTTAAATGAAATGTAGACAGTTCAGCTTCTACCTCAGCGTAGCTTATTCCAGAAACATAGTCTGGTGTACTATAATAATACATCCCCGCCTCATAAGGCTTAACATATAATATCTCAATAGGTTTGGGAGTATCTGAAACACCAAAGGCTGGAATTCGTAAAGGGTCTTCACTTTGCTTTTTATTCGCCCAGTCTGGGTGATAATAATATGCTTGTACTTCTCTATCCTTAGAACTACATTTTTCCGCCCTTAATGTTTCGATTGGCAAGTGTTCGATTTTTTCAATAGTTTTTTTATCCTTAGAATAAATAACTTGCATTGCACATTGACCCGCCAGTTTTAAATCATAACTCAATCTTCTTACAACATCCTTTTTAAATAAAGAAATCATACGAGCGTACGCTTCTGGCTTTCTTGAGCTATCTGTTGCGTCTAATCCTTTACCAAATATCATTTGAGAAACCCCAATAATACAAGCTCCAGCGGTAGCACTTCCATTCGCTTTGTTTATAAGGAAAGAAAAATAATCATTGTTTGCACCAAATTCCACCCACTCATTTGTTTTAGATTCGATAATTTCTGGAGTTTGGTAACTGCTTAAACTAACAAGGCTAATCGCTGGATTCCTCTTTGTTGGTACGTTTGGTTTTCTGTATTTATTTATGTTTTTACTCATAAGATTATAAAATCGTTATTACCTCCCTTTTCTTTATACTCATCTTTGTTGATTGTATAGTATTCATTATTAGATTGGTTTGTTGATTGGATTGTACAAAAGACTTTATCTCTGTAAATAATATCGGAATCAGTAACAACACCTTGCCCGTTGAATATTTTTAAATCGTAGAAACGTCCTTCGTTTAATTGGAAGACACTTGATAACTGAATATAATTACCAACCTTAGTCCCATTTATTAAAATAGTTTTAGTGTCATTTGTACTATCATCACGTAAAGTGAGAGTTATTGCGGTTGCATATATTCTCGGAATAATCTTTATCGTTTGTACATTATTATTCGGCAATAAATGTTTCATATATATATAATAGATTAATCGTTGTTTTTTGTTATTAAAAGCAAAAAAAAAAAGGACACTCAACTAAGAATGCCCTTTTCAACTAAAAAAAAGAAAGAAAATTATGCGTTTGGATCGATTTGAGTCGCACTCTCATTTGCAGTAACAACAGTAGAAGTTACAAAGAAAGCTGGATCTGACTCTAAAGCTTCCATAGATAATGTAAATCCACTCATATCACCCATATTTGCCCCAGATACGATACTCCCAGAAACCACTTCAGTTCCATTATCTTTACCTAAAAGAATAAAATTAGAATTATAGT